ATGGGCCGAAGAAGTGGGACGGCGTGGGCAAAGCGAAGGTCTTTCCGCTGTGGAATGGCGAGGGAACCGTAAAGGTTGTCATTACAAACGCGAAAATGGAACCTGCCTCTGATGCATTAATCGAAAGAGTCAAGCAATATATCGATCCCGATCCGGGAAAAGGGGAAGGTATGGCGCCGATCGGAGCTTATACTGCGGTTGAAAGTGCGGTCTGGAAAGACGTCAGCATATCTGCAAAAATCATTCCTGATTCAGGCCGGACGATCGATGAAGCCAAACAGGAAATTGCAGAAAAAATCACAGAGCTGTTTAAAGAAATGGCCTTTAAAGAAAGCGTCATCCGTCTCTCGCAAATCAACAACATGATCTATGAATCGTCCTCTGTCAGTGACTATTCGGAAGTCTTCATCAACGGGGAAGCGAAAAATCTGCAGTTGACAGAAACGGAAATTCCAAAGCTGGGGCAGGTGACCATCATTGAGCAAGATTGATGAAATGGCTTTTCATCTGCCGCCATACTTGACGGAAATCCGGGAGATCCAAGACATTTTAGCGGCCGAGGCGCCCGAATTTGAGAAGCAAAATCAAGAGATTTTCGATATAACAGACCAGCTTTTCGTCACGACGGCCACATGGGGGCTGGACAGGTGGGAAAAGATTTTGAATGTCAGACGCGAGGCTTCAGACGGCGTTGATATTCGAAGGGCGCGACTGTTAACCAAGATGTCCAATATTCCGCCGATTACTGCGCGCTCGATCGAGCGCGCGGTTAATGCTTTTTTAAAACAGCCGTCCGCCTCCGTCAGACTGACGGCCGGACGGTATCATTTTTTGCTGAGCGTAAACGGTGAAGATCTGCAGTTTATACCTTCGATTATTCAAACCGTCAATCATATGAAGCCCGCCCATTTGGCTTATACATTCCGGGGCGGGTTTCATTATGAATATCGGCCGCCGAAAAGCATTCATAACAGACTTGTTTTAAGAAGCAAAAACGGATTTTTCGGTACGATACCGGTTTATTTGGACGGACAGTATCTGCTTGATGATTCATTCTACTTGAACGGTTTTCGAGAAATCGACGGTCTGCCCCGCAGGTTTAAACAGCAGCTCACACTGCGCCACAAGAAGCGGCAATACATCCGGTCCGCCTCGAGCTTGACGATAAAGGCGACCGCTGAAAACCGGCGGAAACAGCAAACAAAAGCAGGCATGAAAACCGGCATTACCAATCAAAACAAACAGATCCAGTCCTTCAAAATCAGCTGCAAATGCGAGCATGAATTTAAGCAAGCAGGCGCGCTAGAAATGAGGGAGAAGTGGTGGACGTTAAACGGCGCATTTTTGCTCAACGGAACGAAGCAGCTGGCAGCAGCGGCGCAAAAAATCGCATTGTAAAGGAGAAATCAAAATGGCACAACAATTAACAGTGACAACGCTTTATGCGAGACAGCAAATGGCAAAAGCACGGGCTGAGGGGGGCAAGCTCACCAAAATCACAAAAATGGCTTTCGGAAACGGAGGTACAAACGATAAAGGTGAACCCGTTGCTTTACAGGGCAACGAACAGGCGCTGAAAAACGAACTCTTGCAAAAGGAAATCGACGGCTTTGTCTTCATGGAGCCGGCGAAAGTCCGCTATACATGCACTTTGGGAGAAAGCGAACTGGCAGGAGAGACGATCAACGAGCTTGCCCTTGTCGATGAAGCCGGAAAATTCACAGCGGTCAGAACGATGACAGACAAGCAAAAAGACGGCGACATCGAGTTCGTCTTCGAAATCGACGACATTTATTAAAGGAGCTGAAACAAGGTGGACATCCAAAAACCGAGACGCTTTGAAACAACAGACCGCGCCCATGCCGATTTATTTAACGAAGCGATAGATCAGCTGAATGTGAACGATGAACGGATTGCAAAGCGGGCTGAGGAAGCTGAAGAAAAGGCTAAAACGTATACTGATGCGCATGCCAGCGACCATTCGATTCACATCACTGACAAAGAACGGGAAAAATGGAGCGCAGGGCAGTTATATAAATTAACCGAAAATAACGGAAAAGTCTTTTACAGAGGCAGTTCAGAAACAACAGATTTTAACACTTTGACAGAGACAGGCATGTATCTCATCTATAATGAAGGAATCAACTCACCACCTTCATCAAATCGGATATTTTTGCTTGTCATGAGCTTCGGCAATACTTTAGTTCAGGCTGCTTATGAATCGTACGAAGGGAAACAGTCGTATTTTAGATTTAGAAAATCCGATTCAACAACATGGACGCCATGGCAGACCCAAGAAACGACTAATGGTGCGCAAGCCAAGGTTGATGCTCATGAACGAAATACAAATCTCCATGTGAATGAAGATGAACGGGAAAAATGGAACAATGCACAGTTATATAAAATTACAGATAGTAATGGAACGCGCACAAAACTGCCGGACGGAACGGATTTGTTAACGCTGCCGACAGGTTTTTATTATGCTATGGGCCATGTTGTTCAAAACAACCCTGTAGAAAACGACGACTCCTGGTTCAATTACGATGTAATTGAAACCGGTGCCGGAAGAAAGACGATACAAGCTTGGCGAAGCTATGACAACTCATTATGGTTAGGGACAATACACACTGACGGCATTTTCAAAGGCTGGAAAAAAGTGATGACAGTTGAAGACTTTAATAAAAGAACATATGTAGATACTTATGATCATGAACATTCTTCTGTTTCTGCGTCGGAGAATATTCCGACAAAATTAGTGTTTGGCGTCACAAGAGCTGATCATTTAGAAGAGTATAATATATCAAATTCGGAAATAACTTTAAAAAATAGCGGTCTTTATTTAATAAGGCTGTATGTTACTAGCAAAAACATTACGGTTAATTCAGAGAATATATTAAGTTGTTATGTCGGAGGAAAAGAGTATCAAAGACTGGGAACCTGGTACCCCGCAACAACAGATAATACATGTGTACTTTTTCTGCAACAAAAATTTGCAGCGGGTGATAAAGTTACTTTTTACATTACGCCAAGGAATACTGGGAAGGCTATAACCATTGCGACTGCATATGTCACCATGTCCCAAATTGGATAAGCAACATTTTATTTAATATGAAGACATATGGAAAGTGTATAAAGATTGGAGTGGAACTATTCGTTGACGATCTTAAATGAAACAAACATCTTTGAGAATGAGTTGAATGGAATTAAGGCTGATCAAAAATCACTCGAACAGCGCGTCAGCACACTCGAACGAACATCAGACCGCCACGATCAGCAAATCATCTCAATTAACGAAAAACTGAACAAAATCGAAGAGAATACAACTTGGATCAAGCGCAGCATCACAGGCGCGATCATTACAGCGGTCAGCACCGGCATCATCGGCGGAGCGATCGCTGTTTTTTATAATTTATTGCAGAGATAAGGGAGGACAAGATGATGAAACATATCGACAAAGGCACGGTCGTCAGAACGGTGCTTCTTTTTATTGCGTTAGTCAATCAGACGTTGATCATGTTTGGTAAGCCGGTTTTGCCGATTGGTGAAGATCAGATTAATACATTGGCGGACGCTCTGTATGTGGCCGGGTCTGCGGCTTTTACAATTACCGCATCACTTATTGCATGGTATAAAAATAATTATATTACGAGCAGAGGTCGGAGGCAGAAAGAAACCCTTAAAGAACAAGGCATATTAAAAAAATAATCGCTATTGTACTGCTGCTTCCCTTCGTATATCCTTAAAAAAGGAGGGAAGCCTGTTGATAGAAAAAGACTTGAAAATAAGTAACATTAAAGGATTGCTAATATTTTTAGTAGTCTTTGGACATTTAATCGAATTGTATAAGGGCAATTACTATCAAATCTTTGTATTGATTTATGCTTTTCATATGCCTCTATTTATTTTTATAAGCGGTTTTTTAGCCAAAAGAGCAACAGTAAGCAAAATAATCAACTTCTTTATATTGTATATTATTTTTCAATCATTTTTTGATTGGTACTTATATTTTATAGGTGATTACAAAACCTTGCAGTTTCATTTTGGTAAACCCCAATTTCATTTATGGTATATCGTAAGCATGATTTTTTGGTATGCTTTGGCGTGGGGTATCCATCAATTAAGACCAGGAAAAGTTGGCAAGACTATTATCTTTCTGATTGTTTTTGCACTTAGTTTTTATTCGCGCTGGTATACTGAACCTGTCGTCGAGTTTATAAAGGAAATATATCCGAATTTCACCTCGTATACACTCAGTTTTCAGCGTACAATTTCTTTTGCTCCGTTTTTCTTTGCGGGATTTTTCATTTCTAAAAATAAATTGAGAATGATTTATGAATCAATCCTAGAGAATATTGCAAAAGGGTTATTTGTGGTTACAGCGGTTGCAGCTATTTTCTATATTCAATACACTCCTAATTTGGAATCATTATTCAGAGGAAGTTTCGGAATGGAGCGATTCTTAAATGAAGGAGAGCGTTACCATGCAAAAATAATGTTGCATTATTTATTATCTGGGGGGCTTTGCTTACTTATATTAACGAGTGTAAAGGGAGAAAAAAGTGTTTTAACAAAATGGGGAGATCATTCCATTTCCATTTTTTTGTTCCATCCTGTCTTTGTATTTTTATTGAGAAGGACGGAGTTCATGGCCGATTGGAAAGCTGATACACAATTTATAGTTTACTTCGGAATTGCAATTTTGATCTCGGCTTTGTTAGGATCAAATTTCTTCTCAAAAATCAGTGCTTTTGTTACATCACCATTAACAACACTAAAAAAGCTTTTCGGTATTGTCAGTCAAAAGAAAAAATATAGAACAGATTAAGAGTCCTTTGGTAAGAGGGCTTTTTTCTTTTAAGAACTGCCATTGGCAGTTCTTTTTTAATTTGATAAGGAGTGTTTTAATTGGTCAAAGTCATCAAGAACTTTGTAAAAATCAATCAATACACCCGTCCCGGGCTGAAGCTTGCGGCAGTCAATGGAATTGTCATGCATTGGACGGCGACGCCCGGGGCCTCCGCTTTAAATGAGCGCAATTATTTCAATGGCACTTGCATTATTGACAAGCGTTATGCCTCGGCTCACTATTTTGTCGACCGCCATGAGGCACAGCATATTATTCCCGATCAGGAAGTCGCTTATCATGCGCATGATCAAAACCGCTGCTATGTCAGCTTCCTGAAGCCGAATGCCAATACCATGGCGCTCGGGGTCGAAATGTGCGTGGAAAAAGACGGTACAATCCATGAAAAGACGATTCGCAATGCGGCGGAGCTTGTAGCTGATTTGTGCAAGACATACGGTTTGTCCACAGATCGGATTGTCCGCCATTACGATGTCACCAACAAAAGCTGTCCAACCCCGTGGGTGAAAGATGCCGGCCAATTGTCAGCTTTCCGTAAAAGAGTAGACGCCATTTTGGGAACGAAAACCGTATCCGTGTCGGCTGCCTCCACCAGCAAAACAAGCTCATCGTCGGGCATTATACTCAAAAAAGGAATGTCAGGCGCTCATGTGAAAAAGCTGCAAACGCGCTTGATCGCGGCCGGTTTTTCGCTGCCCAAATACGGGGCGGACGGAAGCTACGGAAACGAGACGGTGCAAGCGGTTGCTTCTTTGCAAAAGAAAGCGGGAATTAAAGCCGACGGCATTTACGGCCCGTCAACCGAAAAAGCCCTCGCAGCCGCTGAAGCGTCAGCGGGCGGTAAGAGCAAGACATGGACTCTTCCCGCCGGCATTTATAAAGTGAAAAGCCCGCTGATGAAAGGAACGGCCGTCACACAAATTCAGACAGCCCTTGCGGCTCTTTATTATTACCCAGATAAAGGGGCCAAAAACCACGGGATCGACGGATACTACGGAGTGAAGACAGCAAATGCGGTGAAACGTTTTCAGCTGATGTACGGTTTGGGGGCGGACGGGATATACGGCCCGAAGACAAAAGCGAAAATGCTGGCTCTCTTGAAATAAAGGAACTTTTGAAAGTTCCTTTATATTTTTAAAATTTTCAAAAAACAGCTACCCCACAACCATACTTGTATGGTAGTATGGCGGAGAGGAGGTGAGAGTCATGACAATGAAACAATTAAACCCGCGTTCTGTCAGAGACCAAATCTATCAGATGCTGAAGGAAGAGATCATGAAGTTTCGGCTTGTGCCGGGTGAGCTGATATCGGAAAAAGAGATTTCAGAACGGTATGAAGTCAGCCGCACTCCGGTCAGAGAGGCTTTTTTGCAGCTGTCGAGAGAAGGGCTTCTCGAAGTCTATCCGCAGAAAGGAACCCGCGTATCGCTGATCGACCTTGATCTGGTGGAGGAAGCGAGGTTTATGCGGGAAAACCTGGAAAAGGCTGTAGCTGAACTGGCGTGTGAAGACTTTCCGGAGGAAGCTATGTTTAAGTTGGAGCAGAATGTGAAGATGCAGGAATTATCGATCACACAGAAAAACTATGAAAGTTTGTTTGAATTGGATGAAGCTTTTCATCAGACGATTTTTGAAGGCTGCGGAAAAGCGAATGTTTGGGCTGCGATTCAGCAGATGAACGTTCCCTTCCAAAGAATCCGTTTTTTAAGGCTTGCCGCCGATTTTAACTGGAACAACATTCATCAGCAGCACGCAGCATTAACAGAAGCGATTCGAACAAAACAGAAGGCGAAAGCCAAGAAAATTGCCGAAGAGCATTTGCAGCTGGTGATCGTCGATAAACAGATGCTCATTAATGAGTTTCCCGGTTATTTCAAAAGTAAGCGCTTTTAAAGGAGTGGTGATGTGAAAGCTGCGGTGATGACGAAGCCATTTTCAATTGAATTTCGCGACATTCCGCGTCCCGAACCGGCTAGCGGCGAAGTCCTTGTCAAGGTAAAGGCCGCCGGGATTTGCGGCAGTGATGTGCATTTTTACGACGGCTCAAATCCATATGCACAGTACCCTCAGATTTTTGGCCATGAGCTCGCAGGCATCATTGAAAAAACGGGGGCGGGGGTGAGGGAGCGATCCGCGGGCGAACGGGTCGTAATTGAACCGGCTATTCCGTGCGGAGGCTGCTACCCTTGTCGGAAAGGGAGGACAAACGCCTGTGTGAACATCGATATGATCGGATCGGTTCGCAGAGGAG